GGATACTCTAATGTTACCTGCTTCTAACATCTTAGCAGACCATGCTTCCGCTAACTGTCTAGCAGCCTGATTCTTAGCACTGTTACCTAGAGACCATGCTACACCTCTAAGAATTTTGTTAAGAAATCCTACAGCTTCACTAGAGGGTGCTTCATTAATAATATCAAATACTTTCATACCTGTTCCAATATATAGAGTATTTATTAAAGAAGAACTACGTTCTTCTGTGTTTATCGCTTGCGCTCAAACACATTTCATTTATATTAACTGCGAAGCAGTTTAAATATTATCTAGATTGTTCAGTCACACTTAGCCCTTGCGGGCTAAAGTTTGGACATTATCTGAGTTGAACATGTCACTTAGCGTTAACACTACAAGTATTGCTACTAGCTTAGGCGGTCATCCTGTACCTAATCGTGCTGTCTTTTGACGGCGGTGTGCAAATATACGCTAACATACGGGCACACGTAGGGTATTTCTCCCTTCTTTTAGCCTTTTAAATTCTTTTTAAACAGCAAAACCAGTTGTGTATAGGCATATCTGATCACGTCCTGTAAAGGATAGTTGCTGAGTACTCTTAACGGCGAGAGATTTCCTTACCCCGAGACATCACCGAGGATTTGGGCGCACGAAATTGGCCTGCGCTGAGCGTTAACCGTTTAGTTGTCGGCCTTTGATGTGTGAACCGTGTACACGAACCTGTATGTGACCGTTGTAGTAGTCGTCACTTTCCAGTACTCGTCGTGTGAATTGTTCACGAGCCTCTATGTATGAGCATTCAGCCTTGCTGGTACAGTAGTATAATATTTCTCTTGTGAAATTATCTGCGCCTAGATCTTGTACGTCTTTGTTTAATTGGTCGTTTGAGCCATAGTATTCCGGCCAGTCAGAATCAATTTTAGATCGAATCCTCTTTTTCTTCTTGTTGCCGTTTTTAAGTTTTACTGTTTTATATGTGGTTTTACTAAACTTTGCTAGTTTCTTGCCTATATATTTGCGACCAGTGATGTTATTAGTGATGCAGTAGACGAATCCAATATACTCTTCAGATATAGTTTCGACTATTGTGTTTTGATAATACCATGACATCAACTAGTTAGTGTCTTTGGAGCCTGCCTTGTGTTGTTTTTGAATACGCCTACGTGCCTTTTCTTCTGCCATTTCTATATTTCTAAGCCTACGCCAGTCCATGATCACTGCTCGACGCTGATCACATAGTTTTTTAATTTCAAGTAGCCAGTGTCTGGTGTCCATACCGGCTCTTTTGGTCCCCTCATTCAACCAACGTTGATTAGCTTCAAAGTACTGCCTAAATGCTGTGAGCAATTCTGCATGTATCTCTTCGTCCTTGGGGAGCATACTCACTCAGTAATCTCCAAGTCGTTAGCATAGCTGGTAAAGCCATTTTCTTTAATAACTTTGAGTACATTGCTGACACGCCCAATCAATTCATCTTTGTGACTGATTAGATAGATGTTCTTGCGTCTTTCACGGCCCATCTTCTTGAGCACAGCCAGTGCGTTTTCAACACCTGACGCATCAAGCCCGTTGTCAATCAGCTCGTCAATAAACAACAAGTTGATCTGCTGATACAAACTTTCCCACACATCACGGAACGCCCAGCTCAAGCCAAGAATCAAACGATTGCGCTCGCCTCTGGACAGGTTATCAAAGTCTAGATCCTGCCCCAGCTGTGTGATCTCAACAGTGAGATCGTTTTGGAATGACACAGTGTGCGGCAAGCCCATCTTGTCCAGATAGTAGGTAAGTCTGTTGTTGAGATACGCCAAGTTCTGATCAATGATCTTCTTGCGGATAAAACTATCCTTACTGGTCAGCAACTTGAGCAAAAATTCTTGATGATCTTTAACGCTGGTTAGTTCGTTTACATTGTCCCATGACACTTCTTGTAGCGCAGTTGCAGTCAGCTCATCAATTTGTTCTTGATAGGGATCTGTTTCCCCAGCTTTGATAGTCAGCTGTGTTTCCAACGTGTTTAAATTATTCTGATGTTTGAGTGCTTCTTCCACAGTGTCATAGTAGGTATTGGGTTTGACCAATTCAGTGTCTGCACCTATCTCATCTGTGATCTTTTTAAGGTCTGCGGCCACTTTGTCTGCGTACTTTTGTGCTTCTGCCAAGTGCTTGGTCGCAGTTGCTGACATTTCTTCATGCTTGTGATCATGTAGATCTTGTTCGCAAGCGTGACATTTCTTACCGTCTAAGGCGGCAAGCTCGCTCGCGTATTTTTTTACGCTTCGCTCCGCTTGCGCTGTCGCGCTTTCTAGCGTTGCTCGTTCTTTGTTTAGACTTTTGATACGAGCAGAGTGTTCTAAATATTGTTTAAGTTGAGTATGTGCTTCGAGTTCCGTAGCAATATCTACATTCTCAAGTTCAATAATAGCCCTGCCAATCTTTTCTAACTCTGTATCATGCTGATTATTCCATGCACGTTGTTTAGAACTTAACGCATCAATACTTTGTTGGATCTTTTCGTTGGACTTTTTAGTAGCTTCGATGTTTGCAGACTCTTGCGTGATAGCATCTTTGGTAGTCTTAATCAATTCTCTTAGTTTTTCTGCTTTCTCACTGAGTAATGTAATACCTAACAGTTGTTCAATGATCACTCTTTGATCATTTGCTTTCATACTAAGGAAAGGTTCACTATAAGTGTTTAATGCTACAAGATGTTTAAACATCTCGTGACTCATACCTAGCAAATCATCTAGGTCTTTTTGCGTTTCGCGCATGTCACCTTGACTATTATCTTCTGATTCGTCTGACTCTTGTTCTTCGTCGTTAACATAGAACTTTAGAATGTTAGGTTTACGTCCTCTCTCAATACGATAATTGATAGAATCTTTATCAAAAGACAAGGTGACCAACATGTTTTTATTGTTGATCTTGTTAATTAAGTTGTCTTTTTTAATATTAGTTAGAGCTTGACCGTATAGCGCATAGCTTAGTGCGTTGATAATTGTAGTTTTACCAGTGCCGTTACGGGCTCCGCTGTCATCACCGCCCATATCTAAGTTTTCACCTAGTACTAATGTTAACGTACCTTTGTCAAAGTCTACTGCTTGAGTTTGGTTACCCACACTCATAAAGTTTTTAACAGTTAAGTCTTTAATTTTTATCATGTAATGTAGTTTATAGACCGCTATAAATTTCTAATAGTTTATTTTTGTCAAACGTATCGCTTTCAATATTGATAATCTGATTGGACACAATTTGATCAACTGACTCGAACGCTTGAATATCAATATTAGTATTGATTTCAGCTTCTTTCTTTTCAGCAATCAGCGTAAGTTCACGGATATCGTAGTCAGAAATAAACTTTTCTTTAATAAAACTTGCTTCTTCGTAACTAATGTCAATGTCTAGTGTAACACGTAAGTGTTGCTTGGGCAATATCAATGTGTCCGCTTCGTCGATCAATTGACTTAACTTGACTGTACGGAATGTAGGTTGACTAGGCCAGCTGTAATATTGAGGCTTTCCGTCCCATTCTAGTATCATCATTCCACGTTCATCATCCCAAGCATCTGCATAGTTGTGTGGAAAAGCATTACCAATATAGATCATATTAGACTTTTGTTGTCGTTTATGAAAGTGCCCGCTAAACCCTAGCTCGTAAGATTTAAAATTTTCTAAATTAATTTCACCGTGATCGGGCATCTGTACCATAGCGTTCATAAAGAAGTTAGGCAATTCAAAATGACCAAAAATATATTTGCCACCCTTTTTGCCTACAGTTTTCCATTCTTCACCAACAAGCCAGGGGCAGAGTGTAACGTCTCCAATAGTAGTAGGCTCATGTACCACAGTGATACCAGGAATATACTTTCCAAACTCCACAGAGTGAATGTCTCGTTTGTCCTTGTAATACAAATCATGATTACCAGGAAAGAAGTAGAACTGATCAAACGCCTGCCCCAACTTTTCCAAGGCCCTGAGGCTATAATCCATTGTAGTAATATTAAGGCTATTACGGTTATGGTGCCAATCGCCCATAAAGATACCTGTATCACACCCTTCCTCCTTTGCTTTGGCAATATACCAGTCTACAAAATCTTCACAGTCTTGGTTATGTGTAGAACTATTTGATTTTAATCCAAAGTGAATGTCCGTAAAACAGGCAACTTTCTTAAACAAATTACTCATCAGTTGATCCTTCATAGCGTTTAACAGCCGCCGCATGTTCACCGGCACCTGTTCTGCTGTAGCTTGGATTCATGCCGTTCATTTCTAGTATGTCATCACGGATGTTTTGATTGCGCTTTTCAATATTAATGACCCTAACAAAACTATTAGTAACCGCGGCAGTAAAATAAGCAAATGGGTTATCTGATTTACTCTCATCAAACTGTAGACCAATCTGTGTAAGTTGTAAGATTGCCTGACCACGCATTTCATCATTGTAGGTATATCCACGAACGTTACCTCTAGTAGCATATCTTTCGCACAGTTTGATCATCATACGGGCCAGCGTAGGAGTAATACATCCTGCGTCTTTATCAAACGTACCTGTTTCTAAATCACCCTTCCAATGACTTTTACCTACACAGACTAACTCGTCTTTGTCATTAAACTTCCAGTGTTGGAATGGTGGAAAATTTACTTTGTCATGACGATCTGCTGTGCTCTTTGGGTTACGTTTTCTAATTCCGTTAACTGGCACATGTTCGTAAGTCATAATACGAAATACTACATCGGTTTTTACTATCTTCTTATAATCAACTTCGCAGTCTGCTTGTTTAACTTTTTCACCTGCGCTTTTTCTTGCTTGATATGCTTGTTCGCCCTGTCGTTTAGCACGATTACGTTTAGCTTCTGCTATAGTACGGATATTAACTTTGTCAACATTAGGAAGAATAAGGTCATATTGATGGTATTCAGGGCTGGTAAAACTACAATATGATGTCTTGCTTCTATGTATTTCTAACAACATATCCTTGTTGTTTAGATAGTTAACTTTGGGGGTTGGTGTCATTAAATTGATCCTCTTTGATATATTATAAACTACGCAGATAATTTTGTCAAATAAATACTAGCCAATGGAGAACATTATGGGGATATTTGATAATGCTGCCGGACTAACATCTAAAATTGGTGCCGCACAACAAACTTTTGGGGCACTTGGTGGCGCCAGCAGTGTGGCTAGTAATTTGAGTTCAGCCTTGGGCCAAGCCGCAAACGGCAATTTTTTAGGTGCAATACGAGCGGCAAATTTGCCAGCCGCTGGTGAATTAGTTGGCAATGTAATGGCCGCAGTATCGCTATTCAGCAGTGACAACAATAGTTCAGATTGGCGAGTAAGATTAAGTATGCCATCGTGGCCTGCATTTAGTACTAGTCCAGCATTACGACCTTTAAAGGATGCAGGCGGATTAGTATTTCCATATACTCCTACAATTAATATTGAATCTTCGGCCAAGTATACTCCTGTAACACCAATACATTCAAATTTTAGCTTTCAAACTTACGAACATAGCAAGCCTGGATCAATTGTAATTACTGCACCAATGTTTGTTGAAGATGCAAGTCAAGCATTGTATTGGATAGCGATGGTGCATTATTTACGATCTGTATCTAAAATGTTTACCGGTCGTGATCCTATTGCAGGTAATCCTCCTCCAATTGTATTACTAAACGGATACGGCAACTATGTGTTTAAAAATGTGCCCGTGGTAATAAGCAAATTTACTCTTCAACTAAAACCTGACTGCGACTATATGGGAGTAGGAGTTGAAGGA